CAGCAGGAGCAGCCCAAATATTAAAAGTGTTTGATGGTGTTTCTTTAGTAAAAAGAAAGCCTGTGGAATTATTAGCCCCCATTAAAATAGCAGCATAATTTGAATAGTTTAAATGGAGATTGGTTGCTGGACTTGAATGCCCTAGAGCAATACTACCAGAAGTATTCCAAACTGGTGCTCCAATGCTTAACTTTTCTGGTGTAACAGCATTTAATTGAATTGAAGCGTTTGTGACTGTGTTTGATGTTGGAACTATGCTGGTAGTTGTAAATGGAGCATTTCGATAAACAACAACAACTTTTGCTCCATCATCAGGTGGAGTAGAAAAGCTTATAGTATTGGTATTAACCGTGTAATCATCACCAGGCTCTTGTATAGCACCATCTAATGCCACAATAAGATTGTTAGGATTTAAAAGCCCCACCGATCCATTTATTGTAAAATTGGTAGTTGAACCGTTACCAAAAAATTTAGTAGTAACAGCATCAACAGGTATATTATCAGCTAATATTCTTGCTCTTGTAGAAGACATTTAGAATATTTATCCATTAAAGGTAATATTCTAATTAAAACTTTTATGTAAATTCATCAAACAACAGAAGAAATTAATTTCGTGGTCGATTACAAAATTGTCTCTATACATGTGTTCTCCAATATCTAATAACAGAGATTTTTTCTTATCCTCAGAAATTTTAGAATAAAATATCAAATCAAATAACTCTTTCATCAAATTTTGATAATCTGAAGCAAAGTTTTTTTCTTCTTCAATGACAAATTTTCTAATTTCTAAAACACCTTTCTTTTCCAATAACTTTTTAAACAATTCTTGAGATATATCTTTTATTTGATTTTTAGTTGATATATTAAGATGACCCTGAATAGAAAATTTTTGCAAATCATTAATGATTCTTCTCATGTCAGGAAAATTCAAATTAATATGATTAACTAATTTTTCTTTTTGAATATCTTCAACTTTTACATTTTCACTTTTTAAAATGAAAGAACACCTTTTTAAGATATCTTCAATTTTCGGTTGTATGTTAAAAATCAAACAACGTGAACGAATTGGTTCAGTAATTCTATTGATATAATTTGCTGTTAAAATAAAACGAGTTGTGCTGGCATACTCTTCCATCACATTTCTTAAAATTCTTTGAGCTTCTGGTGTTGTTCCGCAAAATTCATCAAGTATGATAACTTTCTTTTTACCATCTAAACTTCTCGTTTGTGAGAAAGATATAACTTTATTTCTAATTGTATCGACACCGTTTTCATCAGAAGCATTTATATAAAGATATTGACATTTTAAAATGTTTTTGACAATAATCTTAGCTAAAGTTGTCTTGCCTGTTCCTGCATTACCATAAAACAATAAATGTGGAGTGTCTTCATTTATAGAAGAAAAAAACTCCCTGTTCTCTTCTGATAGAACAATTTCATCTAAAGATTGGGGCGCATATTTTTGAACCCAAAGATCTTGGTATTTATTCATTATTATGAATTCTATCACAAAAACCACAAACATCAAGACAATACTAAAAAGTTGATTTTGTATTTTATCTTGTTAGTATGAAAGTAAGTATATATTCACAATGTCAAACCAAAACAGCGAAATTGATTCTATTATTGAAGAATTAAAAGCCGATGCAGTTCCTTCAGAACCAAAGGTTTATAAAAATGATAATGCAGAAACTGTTACCGATGAAAATGTTGGTGATTACGTTTATAAAAAATCTGCGGAATTAGTAGAATCAACATTAGGTGCTGTTCAGTCTTTAAAAGATAATGTTTTAACAGGTAGTGATCCAAAAGAAATTGCAGCATTGTCTCAATTGATAAACTCCGCAACAAAAGCATTAGATCAACTTAACAAAATTAATCTTCAAAACAAACAAGAAAAAAGTAATAAAGAAATTAAAAAAATGGAAATTGAAGCAAATAGTAAACTTCCAAAACTTCCACAACAAACAAATGTTTTAATTGCTACAAGAGATGAAATAATGTCTCAGCTATTTGATAAAGGTGCAAAAAAATCAATCAAAGATGATATCATAGAAGGTAATTACGAAAGATTGGAATAATTTTAAATAAGTATTGATGATGAAATTATTTGATCAAAAAATAAACGAAATTTTAAACGAAACACCTTGGATTAAGTTCAACACAAACACGGAATTAGCAGGTTTTGACTTTGAAGCAGAGGATTATGATGATTCAACTTATGATCAATTCATAATGAATGCAAAAGAATATTATAATAGTTCAGATGATAATAAAAAACAAGAATTTATCAAAGAGCTTAAACACCAAGTAGGAAATAAATTATTTTTAAACCCGTTAAAACACAAATTTCCAAATAATTTTGGTTCTTTAAACGACCAAGCCATTGTTGATAAACTTATAAAACAAATTATTCAATAATTTTTTTTTATTTTTTAAATAAAAAACCCAACCACCTTTCGATGGTTGGGTTTTTTTGTGAGCGATCTTATTCGATTACAGATAGAGACGGCCATTGTCTTGAGCGACATTGGCTGTTCCAAGACCTGATACGATGATAAGGTGGTAATACAGATTAGCACCAAAGATATGATCAACAACACCATAACGTGTCATAAGACCTACGCGAGGAGCGAAGTCATTAGGACCGACAGTGCGTTGGATCATAACTGGGATGTAAGGGCAGTATACGATACCTGTGTCATAGTATTCAGTTCCTTTGTAACCTAACAGAGCATATTCCAGTGCGGTTTGTCTTTGACCTGCGAGATACTGAGCATCTGTGCGAGTGTCACGGTAGACAGTGAATCTTCCACCAAGCGTACCAACTTTGGCAATGCCTGTTGGTTGCGTATTGATGTTGCCATTCACTGGCATCCATTGAAACTCTGGCAACATTTCAAGAATTGCACACACGCGAGGTGTGGCAATGATGAAGTTTGCACTTCCTCTACGGTTGCGGATTGCGATGCGGTTAGCCTCAACAATCACTTTACTGTAGAAGTCGCGGTTACGCTCTCCGAGCCAACGTGCATCGGCTGAAGCTGCGTACCAGAAGCTGTATCCGTTTCCTTGGTTAGCGTTGAGACAGACTTGAACCATTCTCATGACCATTTCGCGGTCGATTTCGGCCTGAATTTCATACGACATAGCGTTTGTTAATTCAGAATCGATATCGAGTCCGTTCATGTTCTTAAGGTCTTGTTCGAGTTCAACACTCCAGCGAGCGGCGAGGCGGCGTGTGCCAGCTTCGACGGCTGTTTTGCTGAATTCTACTGTGACTTGAGGAATGTTTCCTGTTAATTCGAAATCTTTCAAGATTGCTGCTACACCACGATCTGATTGGATAAGACTGAAATCAGTGTTTCCGCTTAAGAATGATGAGCTTGTTCCTGTGAAACGAGTGTCGAGGAATTGATATCCGAGTTCTGCATCGTCTGATACACCACGATCTACGCCACCAGGTCCAATTTTTTGATTGGAAGTGATGGATCCGTCTGAACCGTTTGATGTAAAGCCGAGTGCGTCTGCTTCATAGCGATAACGCAATGCGAAGGCCAATCCGACTGGACCACTCATTGGCTGAACACCGACGATCTCGTTTGTGATAAGCTCTGGGAAGGTACGGCGAACCATTGGGATAAGAATCTTAGGTAAGCGAGCATCTCCTGCGGCATATCTATCTCCTGATGTAATACCTGCTGGTGGTGCATAAAGTGAGGTTGTACCTGCACCTGTGTTAGCAAAAGCACCGAGTGAACCTGCTGTGTTACCACCAGATCCTTCTTCGATGCACCATCTTTCTTGGTTTTCCATCAAAATAGCTGTTGTTAAACGAGCATGTTCGTCTTCGATTGGCGCAACCTTATCGGATGTGTAATCAAGTACTGGTGCCCATTTCTCAACAAGCTGTTGAGCGCGAGAACGGTCAATGTAGCCTGTGGCTGGATTAACGTTTTTCATATTGTTCTCCTATGGATAGAATACGAATTAAAAAGAAATTACTTTCTTTTTAATTCATTCAGATATCCGCTAACGAGACTATATTCCTCGTTAGGAGTAGCTTCTTTTGATTCTGTTACAACTTCTTTAGAAGGAACTTTAGCATCACGGCTTACAGCCTTTTGCTTTGCTTCTTCTACAAGTTCAGTTGTAGCATCTTCTTCGCTACGTTCGAACATCTCAACAACATAGTTAAAGTTCTCTTGAACATAAGAACTGTTTTTGTCGTTCAATAATTTTAAAACAAAATCTTTTTTAGCTGAAGGCATTCCTTTGGTTTTTTCTTCCAAAAATACTGTTGTTTCAGCTTTTTTAATTTTTTGTAAAAGAGATTCATTCTCTTTATAAGATTCATTAAGTTTTTCTGTTAATTCATCAATTTTCTTTTTGCCAGAAGAAATAGTTTCTTTGACACTTTCGTTTATATATTCGGCATCCATGCCAACTAAATTACGAATTGCATCGAGTTTCTTACGAGCATAGGTATTATTGACAGCTTCGGTCAATTGGTCTTGAGGAAGCATTTTTTCCAAATAAAGATCCA